TGTTCGACAATCAATTGTCCAAGTTCAACATTCCTACCATCTAACAGAGAAATTTTTGTCGATAAATCAAAACAACCATTTCTCCTGGGCATCCAATAATCTTCCAACATTGTCTGAAACTTGCGGTCATCTTTCATTGTTCCTGTCTTTGAATCATAAACCATCTTGTTGCGGTATTGATTCATCAGCGAATACATATATTGTTCTGCCTTTGCCTTTGGTAGATTTCCAACATCCACATAAAACACTCTTCTTGATGGTGCACGGCTCAGGCGATAGATGATCGAAGCATCTTCTAACATACGAACTTGATTCAAAGCACGAAATGCTTTATGTAGATAAGAAATTACACTAGTTCTTCTTTCATCAAGAAGCCCGCTGTTGACGTATGCAATTGTTTCTGGTGCAATCTTGAGAACATTCTTTTGATTACCCGAATCGTGTAGTGTTGACGCATTCTTTCCTGGATCAATTCCAGTATCTGAATAAAGAAAGTATTCATGATATTGTTGGTTGATAATTAGTTCATCTTGACCAATTTGAATTTTTTGTTCGTTTTCTTTCTTCTCACGAATCTTTTTGATTTTGAAAGGATCTAATGTTCGAAGCTCAACAATTCCTTTTTGCGTGTTATTCTGATCGATGATTACATGATAGTATAATCTTCCATCAACAAACCATCTTCGAAAGATTTCATATCCGTTATATTTGAAATTGAGTTTTTCGAGGAGATAATCGAATTCATTGCGAATTCGTTCCTTGAGCATTTCGGAGATATCTTCAAGGTAGTCAAGTTCAATGCTGACTGAGGAGTTTTTTCTTCCAGAGACAATTGATTCATTGACAATTTCGTCAACTGCAAGTTCACATTCGGGATGCATGACCATCGAGCGATATCTCGCAATGAGGTCAAATTCATTGTGAAAACCTGAGTCCGAAGGAAGAAATGTTCCGAAAACGCCAGAGGTTGCGGTGTAAGATGCACCATCATCCGCTTCCGGTGTGCTGAAGGTTTGGAGTTCTTCTTTTTCTTCTTTCTTTGGATCTTCAAATTTCCAACCAAATAATGTAGCCATAAAATAAGTTCCTTTTCTAAATGAATAAAATTATACTATGATTTATTTATCATTTGTATATTTCACAAGAAACAAAAAAACCCACACCGTAAAAGGTGTGGGTTTCTTCAATCAAAGAAAAAGTTTTGATTAGGCGGTTTCGCTTTCCACCCAGTTGAACATTTCTTCGTTGTTTGATGCAGTAAATGGATTGTTTCCATTTGGATCTTCTGTTGGCTTCTTCACCCAATATTGATAATCGAATGTAACGCCAAATTCTTCAATTCCATCTGCAGTATCCCAACTCAATGCGATTTGGTCAACTGTAGTAGGAAAGGCATCTTTGAAGTAATAAGAACCCATATACTTTGCGCTATCGATTCCAGATTCAGAAACTTTACCATCTTTCTGCATTTGATGAACTTCAAGTTGTCCGTAGACTTGACCGGTAGCTTGGTCGCCAAATCCAGACTCTGCTTCAAAAATTGCCGCACCAGGTGCTAACAATTCAATCCAAGATTCAAAGAAGTGACGAATGCGAAAGTCTTCATCATTGATGATCGTTGTTTGAAACTGCCCAAACTTTCGATCGATCGAAGGAACTTTCATTTCTCTTCCAAGAAACATGATTGACTGAGGTGTCAATGTGCTTTCTGGAATTGAAGCTGCCTTCATGAAGAAGGAGATTGAATTTTCATCCAGTTCCATTCCATTTGGGCTTGTTGAAAGTCCAGGAATTTTTGTGACCATATTTGATGGAAAAATGATCTTCGCATAAAAGAGGGACGGTCTTGCCCCTCCTTTTGCCATTTTATTTCGTAATGAGGTTACGCTGATACCCATAAAAAGCTCCTTGTAACAATGTTGTTTTTGTTTCTATTTATACGCCCAAATCAGAAAATTCAACTGTCTGTCCAACAGCAGTGAAATTCAACTTGATAAAGTTGATTACATAATTTGGTTTCACGTAGATATCAGCTACAAAACGATTCTGTTCGATCAAATCATTTGTATTGTTTGTTTCATCACAAATTACACGATAGTCAGAAAGACCTTGTTGTGTTTGAACAAGTGTCAAATAATTTTCAATCTCTCGACGGAATTGCGCTCGAGTTGCTGGCGTGTTGAATTCAAACAACTTGAGTCTTGCTTGTCCAACAACGAAATCTTTCATTGAAATGAACAGTCTTCTTACGTTGATTCGATCGAATGCACTTGCAATTCTTTGCATTGTCTTATCACCATACAGCAGAGTTCCTTCACCACGAACAGTAATGACTGGATTGATTTGATCCAAATACATTGCGTCACGTTGTGATTGAGTTGGACTGAAGGCAAGTTTGACAACATTTTTGATTTGTCCACGATTATGTCCAGCTGGTGAGAACCAAGGCTTGTATTCTGCATCGGTTCTTGCCATCAGACCGGCAACGTCTCCAGACAAGGTGACCCAGCGATATGTATCATTGTATGGATCATATTGATACTTGAAGTTTCCATCCATGATTGCATAGGAGCTATCAAGAATTCCACCTCTCCAGGCAATCATTTCGCTTGTCATGGCATCTGTATCCGGTTTGTCAAGAATGATGCGATTGAATTGACCAGAGACACAAACCACACAATCTTTTCTTTCTTCTGCGGCTTGAATCATTTTTGAAATTGTGATATGATAATCAATATCAGAATTTGTCCAGCCTGTCAAGAAGAAATCGAGTTCCCAAAGTTCCTTTGATTTGAAAATTTCAATTGCTCTGAACATATCTTCATTTGCAACTGCATTTCCATCAGAACCGGCTGTGAATGTTCTTGCACATTTTGAAACGCCTGACATTCCCGAATTCTTGTTGTATGTCTTGAATACAGTACCAAGTGATTTTTCTCCCCAGTTTGTGTTGATGTCTGGCAACAAGTGATTTGTCCAGCGAATCCAAGTAGAAGCATTGTTGACTTTGTTTACATAGTAAGTTGGATTCTTATAGTCATCTTTACCATCTTTTGCAAGAGACATGAAGCCATAAGCTTCGATTACTCTTCCAATCTCACCAGTAATTTTTCCGTCAACATCAATTACAACCATGTGCAGTTGATCGTTGTAGTCGCCGGTAATATCACCATTGACTTGGCGAATATCATTTGATGTCGCTGGCTCTTTACCGAAAGTGCTTGCATATTTCCATCGTCTTGTCCAAGGCACTGGATTGTTGCTATCAACAGTTCCAATGATGTTTTTCATCAATACAATTTCCGTATCGCTAACAATCTGCTGAACTTCAATTGTCTGTCCTGCAATATCAAGTTTGTCGCCAACATTGACTTGCTTCGAGAATGCAGTTCCCTTACCAAACAATTTTTGAGTATTATGTGTATAATGTACTTTTCCTAACAGATTGTTTGGTGAACCAATTTTTGCACCATAAGAATATTCGTTGAAGAATGAACGTTCACGAATAAGAATACTGTCATCAACAATTGGGTTTAGTCCATCATAATAGACAGAAGGACTTGTAAGACTGAGAGGTGTAGTATCAATCGTTGAACTTCCATCATTGATGTTTACATATCCCTTGATATATGGATCGGCACCACCACCAACAAAACTTTCTGCAAGAACATTAAATGTAGTACCTGCTAATGTAAATGAGATTACTTTTTCTTGGTTTGCATCTGCAGTGCTTGCTAAAATATCTGAGCGGTCACCAAAATATGCTTCAAAATCAACTGTATTTCTCATTGTACCAGTCCAATTCGAAAAACGAATCTCATAAAAATTCTCTCTACCATCGAGAATTTTGGTAAACGATACTTCGTTGAGCGGCTTGTCATTGATCATAATGTAATTGTTTATATTCATTTTCATTCCGCTTGCTCTTTCAGTTGCAAAGCACATTTCAACTCGAAGTGAATTCCCTAAGTCTCCAGGGAAGAGTGCAAGCCAACCACCATAATCGGTTGTATTTCCAAATCGTGGGTTGTCTGGAGTATTATATCCATTTGGTTCTTTGAGACCACCTTCTGTAACAATCAGTTTCTCAACATAGAATTGCTCGTTTGGTGAAAACAAGGGAGCGCCGCTAAAGTTTGCATTCTTTGCTGTACTCTCATCAACAACACGAACAACATTTAGATCCGTTCCATAATCTAAGAAATTCTTTCCATTGAACCACTCATTGAAGTTCAAATTGGTTGGTTTTCCGAATTGTTCAATCAGTTCATTCTCATCATGGACCATAGTGGGAATCATTGCAGGTCCCCAATTAAATTCTCCGATCAGACCAGCAACACTGCCTGTTGAAACAACAGCCTGCCGGATGGATTTGTCATACTCATTTGTGACAATTCCGGGAGAAAGTGTAAAATCAGCCATAACTTTTTCCTTTTGATATTGTTTGATAATTCGAAAGTTATTTTTTGGACGAAAATAAAATAGTTTTTATCTTTTTTTTATTTATCGTTTTTCACACTTCAATAGAGCCAGCTAATATCTTCATTGAAATCAGTGTTTTGTGGAACATATGTGTTCTCATTTAAGCCGTCATCCATGAATCCAAAAGGTAAATAGTTTTCATCATTTTCTTTTTCTTCCAGATGGCGCATCAAATTTTCACGAATGTTGTTCTCGTACAACTCTTTGAAATATTGCTCATCCACCATCCAGGCAAACAGAACCAATGTCATCACACAATCATCATGCTTGCCATTTTCTGCACTGTAGGATCCGCTTCGAGCATCAACAGAGAAGGTCAGAAATTCACCAATTGTGTCGGCATCTGTCACCAGCAGTTGATCTTTTTCAATGAGCATCTTAAGATTGGAGCAACCAATTCTCTTGACTCTGGGCGTTGTGGTGATGCCGAATTTTGCTCGTCGATCAAATCCACTTGAGAGCGAGGTCTTGTTATCTTTCTTGACAGTGGTGAAGATGTTTTCATATTCAAGGTCCTGAACCAAGACATCTGTGACTTGAGAACCAATGTTGTTCTCCTCTACCAATATGAAGGCTTGGTTATATTGTCGTGCCACATTGTGCATGATTCTTGCATAGATGATCGGCTGAACGGTGTTGTCACGAAAGACTGCCACCACACGAAATGGTTTGAGAGAAACATCAATCACAGAGAAGACAGAGAAATCTTTCTCACGACCTTTTGAGACATCCGCCACAAGAACATAATCATGACTGTCTTCGACATCATGATAGATCTTAAGATTCTCAAGTTCTTGAGTTGGCTTCTCAATTGGCATTTCCTTGAGCTTTGTGGATGCAATCAAAGTTGCTGTACTTCCTAGGAACTGGCAGCAATGCTCCACAAGAAACTGCTCTTCTCCAAATTGTGCAATGGTCTTTTTCTTCCACTCTTCGTCACGACCAGGTCTTTGATTCCACATGACCTTGTAGGGCACAAAGTCATTGACGCCAGCTTCTGCTTCGGTCCAGAAACGATAGAAGTGATTCAATCCTTTGGGTGTGGAAGTCATCACAACTTTCGATGTGGTTCCAGATGAGATAGTTGGATAGGTTGCAGACCAGAACATGTCAAAGTTGTCCACAAAGGCACATTCGTCTACATAGAGCAGGTTGATTGTTTCACCACGAATGCTTTCTCCAGTTGAAGCGGAGACCATCACAGTGCAACCATTTTCAAGTTCAATTGAGTTGACGTTCCAGCTGAGGACGCCCTGTTGCATCCAGAGAGGAATTT